GCCACGAGCACACCCGCCGGGCCGAGCAGCTACGCCGGAAGCACGAGATCTCGAAGACGATGGTCAGCCAGCGCGGCCACGAGTACCACTTCAGCGAACTCGAGGCCAAAATCCGGAGCTCCAAGAGACCACCCTCCGACCCCGCGGCCGTGGCTGCCACGGTCTACCGCCGCGCCGGCGGAGTGCCGAGCAAGACCAGCAAGACCAGCAAGAAGCTCGCCGGGCAGAAGAAGGCGAGAAAAGAGGCCGAAAAGGCCCTGAAAGAAGAGGAGACGATGAAGCCAGAAGAGGGAGAGGACAAGCTGAGCAAGCCCAAGTCGGTGCTCGTGAACAAGTGCCAGGTGCATCTGGAAGCAGACGAGGCCCTGGCCAAGTCGCTCGAGGACGGCGAGTTCGGGATCGGGATCTCTCCGCGGACCCACGCCAGCAAGACCATGCGGAAGTCCGTCAAGGCCGGCGAGGGGTTCACCGAAGAGGGCGCCGACCAGCGCGAGGCGGTGGCCCGCGACCAGGCGGACACCGCGATCATCCGGGACGACCCGGCCGGGAACGATGGCCAGGGTGGGCTGGATTCGTGGTTCACGGACGCTCAGCGGACGCAAGAGCCCATGGTCCGGACCCCTGCCAGGGTGACCAAGTCCGAGTCTCCGCCGATCCAGGTGATCGACGATGACGACCCGTACACGCGCCGTCTGCACCGGATGGACACGCGCGACGGCCAGGCCAACATCAACGTCGCCTACAACAGGGACGCCAAGCGGACCGAGTAGACACCGGAGGGCGCCATGGGCGTGATTGACAATCTACGGGGCAGGGTCTCCGACGCCCTGGGCGGCGCCCTGGGCTTCGTGGGCAACGTAGCCGCGGATAGCTTCGAAAAGGCCGCTGCGGACGTTGCCCGCAACCGAAATCAGGACGGTTACCCGGGAGACCTGCCAGCCGGCCTGCCCGAGCCGGCGAAGGACGATCCGAAGGCCCTGCTGTACGATCCGTTCGCGGTGATCGACCAGCTGGGGTACAAGGATCGGCCGAGCGGGATCACCTACTATACCCTGGCCGAGATGACCCGCCGAGTCCCAGTGGTTGCGGCGATCGTCCAGACCAGGATCAACCAGGTGGCCAACTTCGCGGTGCTCCAGCCCAACGACCGCGAGCCCGGTTTCCAGATCGTGCTCCGGGACAAGGACAAGAACGCCACGAAGAAAGAAAAGCAGCGCGCTGACGATATCTCCCGCTGGCTCCTCAACACCGGGAGCTCCCAATCCCTCGGGAAAGACACCTTTGAGCAGTTCCTTCGCAAGCTGACCAGGGACTCCCTCACCTACGATCAGGCCGCGTTCGAGGTGGTGCCCAACCGGAAAGGTGATCCGGCGGACTTCTATGCCGTCGACGCCGCGACGATCCGGATCGCAGACCTCCCGCCCGGCGCAGACGTGCAAGATGATCCGGACCGGGCCCGCTACGTCCAGATCTATGATGACGTGGTGATCGCCGAGTTCGCGATCCAGGAGCTCTGTTTCGGAGTCCGCAACCCGCGCACCGGGATCCGCCTCAACGGCTACGGGTTCTCCGAGCTCGAGATGCTGATCTCCACCATCACGGCCATGCTCTGGGCGTTCGAGTACAACCGCAGGTTCTTCAGCCAGGGCAGCGCGACCAAGGGCGTGCTCAACTTCAAGGGATCCATCCCGGACAGCAAGCTCGACGCATTCAGGCGCCACTGGTACGCGATGATCAACGGCGTGCAGAACGCCTGGAGGACCCCGATCACCAACGCCGAGGAGCTCCAGTGGATCAATCTCCATGCCAGTAACAGAGACATGGAATTTTCGGCATTTTTCGACTTCCTGATCAAGGTCGCTTGCGGTGTCTACCAATTCGACCCGACCGAGATCAATTTCACCTACGGCAACACCGGCCAGTCTTCTCAGATGTTCCAGGCGCCGGCGGAGCAGCGAGTCAAGAGCAGCAAGGATCGCGGTCTGCGGCCGCTGCTGCGGTCGATGGCCACCTGGATCAACCGCTACCTGATCTGGCCGATCGAGCCGGACATGGAAATCAACTTCACCGGCATCAACCCCAAGGATGCCAGCGACGTGATCGACCAGGAGAAGAAGCAGGTCTCCTACAAGATGACGGTGGACGAGATTCGAGCCGAGGACGATCTACCGCCGCTGCCGGATGGGAAGGGCGACGTGATCCTAGACCCGACGTGGCTCCAGTTCTCACAGCAGAAGGACCAGGCAGCCATGGGCGAGGGAGAGGAAGGCGGGGCCTGGGATGCGATGATGGGCGAGCCGGGTGGCGAGCTCGAGGGGGGCGCCCCAGAAGAGGAAGGACCAGGTTGGCCGGAGGAAACGGGTCAGCCAATGGAGGCCGCCAAGGGCCAATGGTTCGAGGCGGATATCAAGAAGGCAAGGGTCACGGAAAAGGCCCTACCGAACAACACCCGAACCTACGAGATTGAGCTATGAGCCTTTACGCAGAGTTGACCTTTCAGATTCTCTCGGCGCTGAGCTCGGAAAAGAAGCAGATCGGCTTCCAGCGCACCGAGGACGTGACCACAACGACCACCCGGACGGATATCACGGAGGAGATGTCTGGCACGACGGAGGTTGCAGACGGCGCCACCGACGAGACGATCCAGTTCGGCGGGGTCACCTCCGCCAAGATCCTCTACATGGAATGCGATGGGGAGCTCTCCTTCAAGTTCAACGGAGGATCCGACTCGCTCAAGCTCGTCCCGGTGAGTGGCCAGAAGGCAAAGGTGATGTGGGAGGGCGAGCTCACGGCGATTGCCGTCAGCAACGGTACCGGTGCCACGGTAACGCTCACGTACTACCTGGCCGGCTGATGAAGATCCGGGTCGAAGCGCGGCCCGGCGAGCTCGAGGAGCGCGCCGAGGATGCAATCAGGGTGATCCGCAAGATCGCGGGGCACCACTGTGATCTGGAGAAGGCCAAGCAAGACCAGCAACCGCGGAAGCTGGACTTGCCCGCTCTCCAGGGGGGCGTGGACCGGGCGGGGCGGACGGTACAGAAGATCCGCGCCAAGATGATGGCCAAGATCGCCGAAGTGCTCAAGGAGTAGTATGGCACTGCTGACGGCCGAACAGATCGCCCAGATCAGGGATATCATCCGTGACGCCTCCACCTCGTTGGCGATCAGTACCACCGGGATGGAGGTCTCCGAAAAGGAGATCAGGCGCCTGGTGGACGAGGGGTTCATCGACCCCGACGACCTGCACAACATCGTGCTCGACGCCTTCGAGTTCGGCCGCCTGATGGAGAAGCTCCCGGGTGCCTCCCAAATGAGCTACCAGCAGTTCATCAACTACCTGGCCGCGAACCCGGTGGAGCTCTCGGACCAGGAGCGCCGAGCTTACGAGTTCCTGGCCGGGCGAGCCGGCCAGTTCTGCGTCGGCCTGGGCACGCGCTACGAGGGCGAGATGGCCCTGGTCGCCGCGGACCTTGACCAGGAGCTGGCCGAGGCTTTCAGGTACTCGATCCAGAGCGAATCGGGGCAGGCTGCGGCCCGGCGCGAGACGATCGGCCGGCTGACCACCCGGCTGCGCCAGATGTCAGACGACTGGGCGCGGGACTGGGGCCGGATCGCCGCGACAGAGAGTCACATGGCTCACCAGATGGGGTTCATCGAGAACCTGGCCGAGAAGTATGGCATGGGCGAGGGCATGGCGAAGATGCCCGAGCCGACAGCCTGCGAGGACTGCCTCCGGCTGTACCTGGACGCTGACGGCAAGCCCCGGGTGGAGCCGGTCGAGTGGTGGATGGGCCAGGGGGTGGCCAACTATGGACGGAAGCGGGCGGAGTGGAAGCCCGTGATGGGCGCGATGCACCCCTGGTGCCAGTGTCAGGCGGTTCGCGTGCCGGCCGGCTGGGGGTTCGATGATGCGTGGGACCTGGTGCCGCTCGAGGAGATCAGTAAAGGTGAAAAATTACCGGACCAGGTCCTAAAGGGGGCCGCGGCCCGGCCTGGTGAGGTCCGGGCGTGGAGATCGGGCTGGCATCAGAAGCAGGCCGACGGCAGCTGGAGGCCCGTGAGCTCGGCGGTGGCCTATGCCTCGAGGACCCTGCACCGGGGGCTGTCACCAAAGTGGGACCGCGTACAGGACCTGATCGAGGGCGTCAAGAAGGGCGACGAGGCCGCGACCCGCCAGGCGGCCGCCCTCATGGCTCAGTTGCCGGGCCTGAAGGGCTTTCGCGGTCTGGTGGTCGCCATCCCGGGCGCCGGCGCCGGCAAGGCGCGCCTGACCGCCCTAGCGCGCGAGCTCACCCTCCAGGGGGTTGGGCAAGCCTACGGCGGGATGCGGCGAACCAAGGCGGTGGAGAGCGCCCGAGCTCGCCGGAAAAAGGGGAAGCGCGGCCTCGGCGCGGCGAAACACGCCGAGACCATGGCGGCCGACCTCTCCCGGGTCCACCCTGACACTCCGATCCTCCTGGTCGACGATGTCTTCACCTCCGGAGCCACGATCGAGGGCGCGGCCCTGGCCCTCCGGCGCGCCGGCCATCGGGGGCCGATCACCGCGGCGGTGGCCGGGCGGTATGAGCAGATCCCGACCGTTGAGGCTGATCCGTTCACCCCGGCGGTAGTCCACCCGGGGAAGGAACCTACCCCGGTCGGGAAGGTGCTCAAGCGCAAGAAGTGGGCAAAGCGGGCGAGCTCGTGGAAGACGACGCTCACCGGCCTGGCGGAGACTCGGCCCGGCCTGGCGGTTGCGGCCGGCCTCGAGACCTACAGCCGGACTGGCAGCGAGGCGGGCGCGATCGTGGCGGCCGCCACCGAGCTCGTGCGCAGCGAGGATGTCGCCAAGGGTCGCAAGCTCCACTACAAGACGACCTTCCGCGGCCTGCCGATCTCGATCGAGAACCAGCGCGGCTCCAAGCGCTACTGGTACGATCCACACACCAAGACCACTGGCGAAACGCTCATGAGGTGGCCCTACGGCTACATCCGTATGACGGAGGCCGCGGACGGTGACCACGTCGACGTGTTTCTGGGTCCTCACGAGGACGCCAAGTTCGCCTACGTTGTACACCAGAAGAAAGCTCCACATTTCAAGGAGTACGATGAAGACAAGGTGATGCTGGGCTTCCTGACGGCCAAGCGAGCCAAGCGGGAGTACCTCCGGCACTTCGACAATCCGAAGTTCTACGGGTCTATGTCCGTGATCCCGATCCAACAGTTCGTGGACCACGCCTTGGGCGGCGACTACCGCGACGGAAAGGAGATCCGCAAGGCCGAGCCAGCGCGCAAGGTAGGAGAGCAGACTGCCTTCGTCTGGCAACCGGCTCCCGCCTCCAAGAAGGGAGCTCTCCGCAGACCCAAGCCGGGCGGGGGATACGAGTACAAGTACCCCGAGTTCAAGGTGCCAAAGGTGCCAGAAACCCACCGCGGCCAGCGCGTGTTCTTCGCCCGCCAGCAGGAGATCAACCGCAAGATGGCGGCGGACCCGATCGCGGTGGTTTCCACCCTGTACCTCAACGTCTCAGGTGGAGGGGAAAGGGCCCGCTTTGTCCCCCTCGAGGGGGTCAGCGGCCTGGGCGGCCGCAACCTAGGCGTGCAGATCACGGCCCACGAGATCCCCAAGAGCAAGAAGTCTATCGACCGGTTCGCCCAACACGCGCACCGCGAGGGGCTCAAGCTCATGGTGGATTCTGGCGAATACCCGCGGTTCGCTGCCCAGATGTCCATCCCAGGCGCCAAGGCCAAGATCAAGGAGCTCCGTCGTCAAAAAGCCGATCCGGAAGAGATCACCAAGGCTGAAACCCGCCTCGCCAGGCTCAAGGTCAAGTCCAGGGCGCTGGATTTCGGGAAGATCTTTGCAGCCTATGACCGGCTGGCCGATGCCTTCCCACCGGGGACGGTGACAGTCGTGGCGCCGGATCGTGTTGGTGACGCCGAAAAAACGGCTAAATTGCGGCTAAAGTATGCCAAAAGGGTGCGGAAGCTCTTGAAACGTGGGGTGCAGTTCATCGTGCCGTTCCAGGCTCGTGACCCCGAGGGCCTGGCCCAGGACTACATCGCCGCCTCGGAGGCATTCGGCGAGGGCAACTTCGTGATCGGGCTGCCGATGGCGAAAAAGCCCATGCCGATGGACGTGATGATCCCGTTCGTGACCAAGCTGTACAAGGCCGGACGGTTCCCCAAGCTCCACTTTCTGGGTGGCTCGCAGCCGGAACAGATGGCCGAGAGGACGATCCAGCTGGTGGCGGCCGCCTACTGGAGCGCCCGCGGCCTGCCCGAGGAGCGCGTGCTCGAGCTCGCCAAGTCTCCGCGCGAGGCCCTCCGCGGCCTGTCCAAGATCAAGAGCGCGAAAGACGTGCTCACCAGAGAGGCCGAGGCCGAGCTCGGGCCCCGGATGAGGGCCTGGGCTGGGGCTGGGGACGATCCGGACTTCGACGAGACCGAGGCTTGGCTGGGGTTCTTTGAGGCGCACCCGGAGGAGTTCGATCTGGAGCTCGAGCAGAAAGAGGGCGCCTTCCGCCAGTGGGCCGCCGACCTGGTGCAGTTCGACAGCTCGATCGTCAACCAGATGGTCATGAATTGGAAGCAGCACGAGCTCACCAGCGAGCAGGTGCGGGTCAGCGACTACCTGGCCGAGGTGCCAAAGAAAGAGAGGCACCCCGGAACCCTGGATCGGTATCTCCAGGCCAAGGTCTTTCAGATGGAGCGCTACATCCCGCCGGAGTCCTCGGGTCTCGAGTCACTCCTGGGCAGGTACGACAAGAGCTACCGCGGCCGCTGGCGTGACCTGATCAAGGCGGCGAAGCAGTTCCCAGGGACCGCTGGTCTGGTAGGGATCGACCGCCCTGTCGGAACCATGGGGCACGTTGGCAAACCGGCAAGGACGCCCGGCGAGAACACCTACGCCGCCAAGCCGCCCACGGATCACCCATACGGCCCGGATGCGCGCAAGAAGAAGAAAAAGAAGAAGCGCAAGAAGCAGGACCGAAAGGAGCAGAGGGACGCCATCGCGATCAGTCCCGTGCAGTACACCGACGGATATGTCCGGGACCATCCCGAGGTTGACGTTGAAATCGACCGCAACGCCGAGCGGAACCGGGAGTGGCTCGACGATGAACAGGAGCGCCGATCGCGTCGACGCGAGCTCGGAGGGTTCACCGTAACACCGCAGGAAACAAGAACATGAAGGCGAAGCAGCCAAAGCTGACGGTGGGAGCTCGGCGGCCGGAACAGCGCGAGATCGAGTCCCGGGGCCCGGCCAAGCCCACGGCTGCCCCAAAGCGGCGGTTGACTGTGCCGTCGAAGGGTGGCCACAAGCCCCCACCTGGTGGTGGCTGGCGCCGGACGCCAAACGGCTGGGCCAAGGGCCAGGGCGACAACTACCAGTGGAAGCCCTTGAATTGGGCCGAGAACGAGAAGGCCAAGCCGAAACGCACGCCAGAGCACGAGAAGAAACTCGAGATCCAGCGATTTAATCGAAAAATGGACGATGCTGGTTGGCAGTACATGAGCGGCGGTCCTGGTTACGCCAGCTGGCAAACCTACGACAGGACCAGGGAGCTGAGGATCGACAAGGTCGGTGATGAATGGGTGCTCGTCAGCGGTGACAAAGTAGGAGGACCCGAGCTCGGACGGTTCGAGTCCATGTCAGCGGCCCGCCCGGCAATCATTGCTGTCATGCGCAGGTCCAAATGACCCACTGCCCTAACTGCCGCACCGCCTTCGTCAAGAAGAGTCAGGACGGAAAGATCCGCGTCAGGACTCGGATTGTGGCGTTCGACGGTCCACAGGCAGAGGGGGTCTGTACCAAGTGCGGGACGACGATCCAACTCCCTTTGGAGCTCTCCGAAAGCTTCCGGAAGGCATTGGTCCGCAGGCGCCTGATCGTCCGGACCCGCAAAAATGTTGACAGCGCCAATACATCACCGTAGGTTGTAATCCTCACGTACCCCAGGGGCCTGTGGCGTAAGCCGAGAGAGGCGGGGTGATTGGTGGATTGTGGCCCCTGATTCCTGCAAAGAGTTCCCGTTCCGAATCGAAGTTCCCGTCGAGGTGTTCCACAAGGCCGGCGAGGCCGGCAAGGAGCGCCGCATCTCCGGGATCATCTCCACGGAGCACCAGGACCAGCAGGGCGAAATCGTGATCCAGAGAGGTCTCGATTTCGATCCGTTCCTGGAGCATGGTTGGATAAATGATAATCATTCCAGAGACACGGACGGCGTAGTCGGCTATCCATTGAAGGTCGAGCGGACAACCCACTACGGGAAGCCGGCGACCCGGATGGAGGCTTATCTCCTGCCACCAGGAGATGATCCCAGGCACGACAAAGCCTCCAAGATCTGGAATCTTGCCAACCAGCTCCAGCAGACCGATAGGCGTCTTGGATATTCCATCGAAGGTAAGGTGCGTCGACGTACCGGCCGCGACGGAAAGGTCATTGCGCAAGCGCTTGTCCGCAACGTTGCCATCACTAATTGCCCAGTCAACACACAGACCGGATTGGACCTGATCGCCAAGAGCATGATGGTGCTCGAACAGGAAGATCAATGTCCTGGTTGTACATCGGACGAGTGTGTTCACAAGGCCCTAGCCGCCGGGCAAGCGGTGAACAACCCAGGGGCAGCACCAGGGGAAGGGTTCCCCCTCCGGACGGAACAGCTGGAGGAGGAGGAAAAGGTCGTCACCTACAAGGTGGAGGACGAGGAAGAGGACGAGGAGAAGCGCAAGCGTAAAAAGCGCCGGCTCACCAAGGGCCAGGCGAGGACCCTGATCCGTCAGCGATACCCGGGCGCGCCCCGCGAGCTCGCCGACAGACTCATCCAACATGCGATGAAAGGAGCAGCTTGAGATGGGACACGAGAACGAGATCGACAAGCCGAAAACCGCAGACGAGCAAGCGGCCGAGGTGGCCGAGGCGATGTTCAAGGGCGGAAGCCGGCAAGGCCAGGGCGCCCAGCCCAGAACCGCGAACCACCAGCGCACCGCGCCCGATCCCCTCGAGAAGGGTGGCGCCGGGGCCATGCCGACCGGGCGCGAGGGACGGTCCGGCGCCGAGGGCGGTTTCCGCCCGGAGGCTGGCGGCAAGGTGATCGACAAGGCCGAGAAGGACGAGGAGGACGAGGACGAGAAGGACGAGGAGGAGACGGCCGAGAAGTCCGAGAAGTCCCCGATCGTGGTCGACGATGGCGAGATCGACTCCGACGACCTGATGAAGGCGATGGACGCCCTGGACGCGGCCGCCGAGGGCGTCGAGGAGCCCGAGATCGACCGCCGCGCCGAGCTCGCCAAGGCGCTCGAGGAGGGCACCCTGACCGATGACGAGCGGGTCGAGCTCATGGACCTGTTGGGGGCCAACGACCCGAAGCCGGAGGATGCCATCAACAAGGGTGGCGAGGTCGAGGAGCCAATGGAGAAGGGCTTCGAGGAGGTCTTCATCGAGGAGTTCAGCGAGGACTACGACGCCTCGCCGTTTCTCGAGAAGTTCGGCCATGCCGTCGGCGCCGGCCTGGACATCATGCGCGAGGACCTCTCCAAGGGCATGGGCGACCAGAAGACCTTCAACAAGGCCCTGGCCAAGTCCATGCGCGGAGTCGCTCACGTGATCCAGTCCCAGGGGGACATGATCAAGAGCCTGTCCTCCCAGAACGACGCCCTGGCCAAGCGCCTGGGCGTAGTCGAGCAGCAGCCGGTCGGGCGCAAGAGCGCGGCGACCCCGGCCGAGGCCAAGCCCCTCGAGAAGGGTTTCGCCGGCCAGGAGCCGAACGAGATCGGCTTGAACGAGGAGCAGATCTTCAAGGGGCTCCACCTGCTCATGGCCCAGCACAAGGACAGCGGCGGTCGCGCGAAGTGCGGCGAGCCGATCGACCGCGCCGTCACGAGGTTCGAGCTCAGCCGCAAGATCTCCAAGAGTATGCTCGCGGAGATCAAGGAGGCTCTCGCGAAGTAGACACGCCCGATACCCCGGGCTTTTAGACGTTGAGCGGGCCGTCAGAAGGACATTCACGGAGGAACAAATGCACGGAGACATGGTATCTTGGAAGGACTACGCCGGCCTCGAGGGGTTCGGGCAGGTGTCCGGGGAGGAGGTCGCCGACCTCCGAAAAGCCCTGGCGGCGGGTCAGGACATCAACGCCCCGTCGGCCGCAGCGGGTGAGGGTTTCCCGCTCCGGACGGAGAGTCTGGAGAACACCCTCAAGGTGGTCACCTACAAGATGGACGATGTCCGCTTGTGGCAGTCGGTGACCAAGCTTCCGGCGTTCAACACCGTCGAGTTGGCGGCCTAACGAGGAGACTCGTTTTGAATAACCGGGTGAATTGCGGGAACGCTAAAGGTGGCAGCCGGCCACCCATGCCGATCCGCAGCCAAGCCAGGGGAAGCGCAAACAGTACCCTGGAAGGTTCAGAGACTAGGACCGTGAGCAGCGCAAGCGATAACCGGTCCCACGAGTGCCCGGCACCCTTTGGGGTGGTGAGATAGTCCGACACCCGAGGGAAACCTCGGGAGCGGGTCTAAACAGCCCGCGTAACTGATGCGAGGAGTACAACCGGCTCGAGAGCTACGGCTCCGGGGTGGCGGCGTTCATCGACGAGGGAGATCTCCCCGAGGCGGACGACAGCACCTACAGCCGGCAGTACACGGTGATCAAGTACGTCGGGACGACCCGGGCCGTGACCCACGTCATGAGCCTGATCCGACCGGCGCACGGCAACGTCATCGCGCAGGAAACCGTCAACGGCATGGCGTGGCTGCTCAAGCAGATCGAGCGCGCCTTGTTCTTCGGCGACAGCAGCCTCATCCCGGTGCAGTGGGATGGCCTGCTCAAGCTGATCACCGACGGAGCTCCCGACGCGAGCCTCAACATCGTCGATCTGCGCGGCAAGCCGCTGACCGAGGATCTCCTCAACGACGGTTGCCTGATCGTCAAGACCGAGCCCAACTACGGGAGGGCGACCGACCTCTACTGCGCCGACGGCGCCTTCTCCGACCTGGCCAAGCAGTTCTACCCGGCGGAGCGGATCAACCTGCCCCCCGCGGGTTGGCAGCAGGGGATGGTCGGGCTGAACATCCAGGGCTTCTACAGCCAGTTCGGTCCCATCAAGTTCAACCCCGATCTCTTCATCCAATTCGGCCCGTTGGTCGGCAGCGGTGGAGTCGGCCCGGCCGCGAAGATCCCCTCGGCGCCGACGGAGAGCGTGGCGCCCGCGACCTCGGCGGATTCGGACTCCCAGTTCATCGCCTCCGACGCCGGGGACTACTACTACTCGATCAGAGCCATCAACAGGTACGGCAAGAGCGCCGTGCTTCAGCTGACGGGGCCGGTCACGGTCGCCGCCGGCGAGAAGGTCACTTTCACGGTGGCCGATGGCTCGACGGCCGGCACGGCGTTCGAGATCTATCGGACGGACAAGGACGGGGCCCAGGGCACCGAGCGTCTGATGACGACGGTGGCCAGGTCCGGCGCCACGACCGCCATGACGGACCTCAACGCCGACCTGCCGGGCTGCTCGACCGCGTTCTTGATCCAGCAGAACCTGGAGTATTTCTCGTTCAAACAGCTGGCACCCGCGGTCAAGATCCCGCTCGCGACCATCGACACGTCGATCCGCTGGATGCAGCTGTTGTACGGCGCGCCCGTGGTCTACGCGCCGGGCAAGAGCGTGATCTACAAGAACGTGGCGAGGGCCGCCGGGTCCAGCGGGCTGGACAACGCGCAGATCCCTTAACCCTTAACGGGGTCTGAGGGATTACATAACCCCCCGGGTTTAGGCCCGGGGGGCCCTCTGACCTCCGAAAGGAGGCACAGAAGTGGTGAAGCTAAGACACCAGCGGCGAAAGGGCGGTATCCTGCTGGTCCGTGGAGTGACGTACAAGCTCGACTCCACCGGTGCCATCGAGGTGCCGGAGGAACACGCCGCGCTAGTCCTACAGGGCAAGATGTGGCGGAGGGTCTCGTCGACGCCAGACCTTCCGCGGGCGCCGTCGACGGTCGTCGAAGTGCCCGCCGCGCCAGCGCCGGCCGCCGAGGACACGGAACCGCCAGCACCGGCCATAGAGGACCACACCAAGGCCGAGCTCCTCGAGCTCGCCAACGGGATGGGTCTCGAGGTGGACGGGCGCTGGTCAAAGCTCAAGCTGGTCTCGGCGATCCGCGAGGCCCGGAAGGAGAAGTAACATGGGACGCAAAACACACCGCGAGGGCGAGGCTCTGTCCAACGTGGTCGATCAGGCGGGCAAGAAGTTCATGTCCTTCAAGCACACGCACGCCGGGGCAGCCGACGAGATCGTTTTCGCCGACCTGGACCTGCCCAACATGAGGGACACGGCCTACGTCATCATGCTCCAGGGCGAGACGACCGAGAGCCTGGGCGACGCCTTCTGCGTGGACGAGTCCACGATCAAAACCACCGGTTTCACCTTCAAGGGCGGCACGGCGGCGGAGATCACCCACGTCCTGATTCACGGGTACCTCGAGGAGTAGTCCTATGAGCAACTACCCGCTGCCCGGCGCTGCCACCCACTTGAACGGCACGGCCGGGACGACGCTCGCAAGGTGGAACACCCCGGGCCAGACCTCACTGGTGATCATCCAGAACCGCTCCAGCTCCGAGTCGCTCGAGGTGTTCTTCACTCAGAAGGCCGCGGACGCTGGAGCGGGGAACGGGCTCACGATTCCGTCTGGGATGGGGCTCGAGGTGGCCATCAACATCGGGTGCTTCTGGACGATCGCCTCTGCGGCTGGTGTAAGCTTCGAGGCTCTGTTCGCGGTCGTACCGTAAGGAGGACGCATGCTCTATCCTCTTGGAGCTGAGGGGGTTGGCTCTCTCAAAACCACGGTGTTTTCCGCTATAACGTTGGGGGCGGACCGCACCAGCGTGATCGTGAACAAAGGAGGCAGGAACCAGGTGGCGATCGACCTGCGCGTCACCCAGGGGGGGGGATCGTTCGACGCCAACGGGGTATTCAAGATCCTGGCTGGTGACAACGCGGCCCTGGTGGAGGCCGATGCGTTGGCCTCGCCGGAAAGTCCTGTAATCTCGGCCGAGGGGACGGTGAAGCTGGAGCTGAAAACGGGCTATCCCTTCATCGCGGTGTTCTGGGACTACAACAGCGGTGGAGCTGACGACACGGTGACCGGCACAATCACGGTGAGCTAGCCGTGAGTCATCGTAACGCCGAGATCCACATGGCCTCAGCTCTGCGCGGCGGAGTTGTTCGGCTATTCGATGAGCTGGAGGTGGAGTGCAATTCTCAGGTGGTGGCCCCATCTCTGTTCTTAGATGCCAATCAAGCAACCCTCGGTGGCTGGCCGTGCAAATGTAAGCCCACCAACGTAGCCACGCTGACTGGCACAGGGGATAGCCCCGACGTGGGACTCGAGGGGCCAAATCCTGGTGATGCGGCAGTGCTGTTGAAGGCTGCCAAGTTCTGGGAGATGAATCCGGCTCCTGACGATACGCAGGTGGCTCTAGAGGATTTAGCACTTCACGCTATCGTCTGGCCCAACCAGGCATCAGACTACATCATCGGCAAGGTCTCGAGCGCGGGCCCGGGTGACGGGTACCTGCTGTATTTCTCGGGGACCAGCCAGTTTAGTGCATGGATCAAGACTAATGGGCTAGCGTCTCGAAGCCACAACGCCGCCCCGGCCTGGTCACTGGGGCGCTATGCTGACGTGTGGATGTTTTTCGACAACTCCGACGGGACTATCGCACTCCGGATCTACATCGATGGTGAGGATGGCGGGGTGGGCTTCGGCTGGGGTCTGGGATCGCTGACCAACGATGGTCCCTTTCAGATCGGCAACGGGAGCCAGCTTTCAGATAACCCGTTTGCTGGGGGAATTGTGGCGGCCAGGCTGTACAAAAAGACAGACTGGTTTCCAGGGGGCAGCTCCAACACCACGGTGTGGCAGGCCACGGCTCGAGAGCAACACGCCTTGCTTGCCGGCGCGATAGCCGACGCCAACCACGCAACCGCCTATCCGGTGAGTTTCTGATGGCGCGTAACAGTCCAGCCACGGCTCAGAGGCACCTGCTCAACGTAGCTGACAAGCCAGTACGTCAGTTTCGGGTGGGGCACAACTGGCTACGCTGGGAGACCCAGCGGGATCCGGTAAGCGGCCTGTACCTTCGCGGGTTGAGGCTGGAGCCGATTCGCGCGAACCTCCGGACCTACTCAAATCAGATTGACCAGTGGACCAAAGGGATCGCTGGCGACTCCACAGACACCAATGGGGCCCTTGGTCTCTACGGGGAGGCGACGGCTGACGGGCTGATCGCTGATAACACCACGGGGCAGCATAGACGTTATCTGGGCAAGACCCTCTCGGGCGTCAATCACGCTTATTGGTGCATCGCGAAGCAGGGCAACTTCAAGTATATCGCCTTGTACGATGGCAACAGTGGCAGAGGGAAGTACTTTGACCTCGACCTGGTGGAGGTTGGTAATTCCATCGGAACGATTGTTGGCTCTGGAATCCAGTCTTTGGGGGGTGATCCTCCCTGGTGTTTTGCCTGGCTGGTGTTTTTGGCCAATGCAGCGGCCACCAACACCTTCATCTACAGCATCGAGACAAACGGCAACCTCAACAGCACGGGTGACGGCTCGACAGTCAACACCTGGTTTGATCACGTCCAGCTCGAGAGCGGGCTCTATCCCAGCAGCCGGATCGATGCGGTAGACAGCAACCAGACCCGCCAAGCTGACGATCCAGTGGTGTGGGAGATCGCGCCTACGGTCAATCGGGAGTTCACGGTTCTGGTACCGATCATCACCCCGAAACGGATTCCCACGTCCTTCATTCGGCTGTTCTCTGTCTACAAGGACGGGGCCCAGAGCACGGATCATGTCAGCGCTTGGATTCGGGCCAGCAACGGCAAGTTCCGTGCTACCTCCGCCGCGACAGGTGAAACCGGCGGAGAGGCTATCGTGGACAAGGTGGTGTCGGATTACGAGCTGCATTGGTGCAGTCTCCACGCGCAGCACGGGAGGCTTACGGCCTGTATGGACGGGGAGTACGCTTTCGAGTTTGATGCGGGGATCGCAGACGACCTGAATCGAATCAGTGTAGATCCCCACGGTGGTTGGTCGGGCCGTCCGCTCATGTGGCCCAAGTTCATGGAGCGTCAGCCTCGGCCGATGGTCCAGTACTTTGCGGCGTGACGGTGAGAAACTGTGGCGACTGCATAGCCTGTTGCATCCATGCAGGCATTGCCGAGTTGGACAAACGTCCTGGTGTTCCCTGTAAGCATCTCAAGTCTCCACCAGAGAAGCCGGAAGCAGACGGTAGCCATTACCGGGCCGTCGGCTCGGACAACTGCACCTGCTATCCAACTCGGCCAGACGACTGCAAGGTCTACGAGTGCCTGTGGTTGCGAGGGATGGGCAGCGACGAGGATCGCCCAGACAAACTGGGGATCATCTTTGACAGGCAGCCGGCCATCGACAACTCGGTGATGGCCAAGCTGCTTATCCCAGGTCAAGAGACCGATGCAGAGACAATCAAACTGCTCAAGATCTGGAGTCGCCGACTAGGCAAGCCGCTAGTTGTTGTGGCGTGTACGAATCGTAACATTTGCCGCATTATCGGGAGGGCGTCGGCGTGACGGTTGTTAATGTGGCATTCGACGGTACGGTCATCTCCGGAGCTGAATCGGAGACCGATAGCGGAACCTGGGATAAGTGGGGCGCAACGCAGAGCCCGACCCAGGAAGGCGACTTCGTATACAGCAACGACTACGCGATCTCGGACAAGGTCAGCAACGGTACCGGCGGAGTCGATTTCGACGCCACGACAGCGCGGGATCTAAACACGACCAAGCGCGTTGTCCTGTCTCTGGTGCAGGTCACGAACTACGGAGCTATTGACTTCACGGTTGCCAAGGGCACAGCACAGCAGATCGGAAGCGGACCCAGCGCCTATTATGAATACTACCTTCACGGGCTCTACACCCCCTATCCCAAGCTCGGCGGCTGGATCATCTCGTTGATCGATCCGAACCTCGTGGCATATCGAGACAGCACGACGGGCTCGCCCGATTTGACAGCGGTGGACTACCACGGCTGGTGGGCAGACATGGCCGGCACAGCAAAGTCCGAGAACGTCGTCCATGACATCCTGTCGTTCTTCGACGTGGGTAAGGGGATGACACTCACGGCCGGAACAGGAACCGATCCGGACGGGGAGTTCGAGGACTTCGTCACCAAGGACGAGGGCACCCAGGCGAACAGCTGGGGCGTGGTCAGCACACGGGGCCGGGCGATCTTCGTCTACGGCACGTTGACGATCGGAAGCAGCACGGAGACCGACTTCACCGACACCAACAGACAGATCTTCTATCCGGACGGACGATTCGGAGCTGGGACGGTCGGGCTGGCCATCGGGCTCCAGCACGCCAGCTCGGTTATCTCCATCACCAGCTGCACGTTTGTCGGCGAGGGCCGCGAGGCCGTCTATCAGGAGTTTCATACCAACGACGACGTTGACGCCACCAACGATGAGCTGGACATCACGGCCCATGGCTTCGAGACCGGCGATCACGTTCAGTACAGCAAGGACGGCGGCTCCGACTCTATGGGGCTAAGCGAGTCAACGGACTACTGGGTTCGCAAGGTCACTGACGACTCGATCAGCATCCACACGACGCGCCAGGGAAGCTTCGCAGACACCTCCCAGGTCAGTCTATCCCAGAGCGGCGGCACCGAGACGCACAACCTCACCAAGCAAACGGATAGCCGACCAGATATGGTCGTCACCGGGACCAGCGGCAGCGCCACGCTGGACGCTTGCGCTTGGCTGAATCACCGCAACATTACGTTCACGTCAGGAGCCAGTCAGGACGGGGGCACCCTTGAGTGCAAGCTTCTGACACAGGGCAGCGCGGATATCGAGAACGTCAAGATCGTAACGAGCGCGGACCCAGGCGAAGCTTGCTTGCAGGACCCCACGTTCGGCACGACCACGGACCTGCACGATGTAACCTTCGAGCAGGACACTCGTGGAGGGATGAAGGGTCACGCTATCGAGCTGGATACGGCGACGAGCTACACGCTGACCAACATCTTCTTCAACGGCTACGGAGCGGACACCACAGAGCAGGCTGCGATCTACGTGTCGGCCTCGTCAGGGACATGCACGATCAACGTCTCTGGTGGTGACACCCCGACATACAGGACAGCTGGCGCAACAGTCGTTATCGTGGCCGATCCAGTCACGACAAAGGTGACCTGCCTGGACGGCATCACGAAGGCCGGAATTGAGAGGGTAGCGGTCACGGTTCGCATGGCAGGCTCCGGGCCTTTCCCATACAACGCCTCGGTGACCTCGATCACGCGCTCTGGTTCTGTGGCTACGGTAACGATGGCAGCTGCACACAACCTCGCTACCAATAACAAGATCGAGATCATCGGCGCGGACCAGAACGAGTACAATCGAATCAAGACGATCACGGTGACAGGTGCAACGACCTTCACCTACCCGGTTTCCGGTGCCCCCGCCACGCCGGCAACTGGCACGATAACCGCGACAGCAGTTCTGATCGACGAGCGAACCCCAGCTTCTGGCATTGTGTCTGACTCCAGGGTCTTCAGCTCCGATCAGGCGATTGAAGGATTCGCGGCCAAGGGCACAAGGTCGCCTCGGTATGTCAGGCAGGAATTATCTGGTACTGTAGATAGCGTTGACGGAGTCTCGCTAACTGTACTGATGCAGTCTGATGAGTAGCAGGCAAGGAGTTTGAGACATGGGCAATCCCGTTTATTTTGTAGTGGATTATGACAACGAGGCGTCAGGTCCTTTCACGGCGGAAGGAGCGAATCTGACTTGGGATGCGGCTGCATCGTCAGGCTTCATCATCACAGTGATCGACAGGGGAACGACTGGCAAGCTGTACTGTGCGCTCCTCACAGGCACGATCCCAGATGACAACGACCAGATGACTCAGGGCTCCACGACAGCTGATGCCGTCGAGGATGCAGCCTTGATCGCATACCCCGCATACGCTCGTCAGGATCTGGAGGTTGCCGGCAACGGTAACATCACCTGGGACAGCGGTGCGCCAGCATTGGGCACCACGCACAGCTTCAAGTTCGATGGGCAGACCACCAACTGCATCGTCGGCGACATCCTGGAGTTCAGTGGTGGCCAGAAGGCCGAGCTGATCGAGATCGAGTCCGATGTCGGTGCAAGCGGCGAGTACAATGTCCGGTTCATCACTCCGCTCGATACACTGGGACTGCCAGACGACAACGCCACCTTCACCAACGGCGGCAGCGGCGACGGAGTCGTGGACGGCCAGGTCCACACGCGGGCCTACTCTCCGCTTGACCTCCACCGGATGCTCGCGGACCTCAACGATGACGAGGACATCTATGACGATGATGACCTCTCCCGTGTTGACCCCACTCCGTCTGACCGCTCCACGGACGAGATTATCTCCTTGCTGGGTACCGTGAACATCGACGCTACCGTCATCAAGCACATGTACGGCGGATCGATCTCGCAGGACAGCGGCAAGCAGCTGATCTCCGGTCTCGACGTGCAGGTCACCAGTCCAGAGAGTGACACGCAGCCGGTGATCATCCAGAACGACGCGATCGTGACTGACTACTGGAAAAACGCTTACATGCCGGACAGCATTAAGGGCCAGGTCCGGATCATGCTCAAGACTCGACATGACGGCGTGGACATCGACGGTCGGCGCGTCAAGGGCAAACTGCTGGAGTTCAATAACATCTACTTCACAGGCGGGACGACACTTGGCACAGCCTCGACGGCTCTTGCGTTGTTCTCCTCGACAGACGGCAACAACCAGACGGCTGCTGCGACGGTGGCTGGAGCGCCCTACAACACGATCGTGCTGACCGAGGGCTTCCAGCTGATCAATCACAACAACGGCAACGGCAACCAGCCATTCGGTTTGAAGATCGACTTCGGGTCCGCAAGCTCCCTGCAGTGCTACGAGCGTACCAAGTACATCCAACGCAGGGGTACCGCTGAGACGATCTTCGGTCGGGACGCCACGTACTTCGACGGGATCAACCTCAATTTCCCGTACGACAACCTGACTGGCGCGTTCTCCGAGGACGAGAAGGTTTGCTGGGGAACCGTCATCACCTGGACCGGTCAGAGCACGAACTTCACGGTCGGTGAGGTCGTGGAGTTCGACACAGCCGGTACGCCGACCTGGGGCCGGTTGCTCTATCAGAACGATGCTGGCGCGACTGGTACCGGCGTGTTTGATTTCGGCGGCAACGCCTTGCCGGGGACCTCCAAGACTATGACGGGTCTCGACTCTGGCGGCGACGGAACGACCAGCACGGTCGGCACGAACACGGCGTCCGGAACCGGCACGCTGATCGCTGACGACACGACCGACGATGATCTGTATATCTCGCGCCTGACCGGCGTGCTCCCGGTTGACAACTCCGAGATCTACGGGATGACGTCCGATGCTGACTGCCTGGTCGATGGCACGCCGCAAACGCGCACGATCAATAACCAATTCGTCGGCGTCTACACGGGCACCAATTATCAAACCAATTTCGGTATCTCGATCGATCCGAGTGACGCGATCGTCGGCGACAAGTATCCCGATCTGGACGGCGGCGAGCAGGAGCCCCCGAACAACCAAGACGGCGAGGTAACCGGGTTGAAGGAATACGACACGGTGACCTGCTACCCGTGGGACGGGTCGAGTTACGATGTCAACAACGATCCTGAGCCGGATTACGATGAGATGGCGCTAGCGACTGCGTTGGTCGCAGCGACCTCGACTCAGGTTGATGTGGGTGCAGGAAACATCCCAGACAACACGCCGCAGATTGGAAACCTCCGCGTCGAACGCGACAGCGACGGCAACATGGACTTGATTCCGTACGATTCACACGACGGGAGCAGGTACTTCGAGATCGTCGGCACCGCGCCCAGTAACGCGGCGATCAGCAACGATGTCATGCGGGCACCGATCGATAAGGAGATGTCTGCGGACGGCACGGCGTCTTTTACTGCGGTCAAGGGGGCCGGCTCGACGCAGTTTGTGATCACGGTGCGTAATGGCTACACGGCGCTGCGCAACGGACCGATCAAGGTAGCCAAGAGCACGGCGACCTTTGGAGCTTCCGGATTTAGCGTGCCAGCTTCGCGCATTTCCGACGCATAGGAGGTAGGTAGGGTGACGATCTCGGTAGACTGGCCAGGCACAGGATCCACACCCGGCGGTGTGCCATACGAGATCTATATACCCAAGGCTGATATGACATTGGTGCAAGCGAGCCCAGAGATCCGCGAGCTTGACATCGATGTACTTAGACTAACGCTCCGCGATCTGGAGGATGATCCAGACGGTAGACCTTGGCCAAAGACGCATATTCACGCGACCTCGGTAACACTTTCCGGGATCGATTACGCGCGAATCGTCGAGATCCTGGCTCCGTATTCGGTCACGTTCGAGGATGGTCAATACGCTGTGAGGTTCGTCGGTGCCAACACCAACGTGCAGGACGTGACGAACGTTAATCAGGTGTCCGTGCGCCCAAACAATTCAGCCGGGCTGATTTCCTCGTCGCTGATCGAGTTCGGTGCGTTTGATCGAGGCGTCTGCATCGATACCGTTAGAGGGGTCGCCGGAACGCTTATGCCGACAGGAACGTTGAAGCAGCCGTCAAACAACGTTCCCGACGCGATGATGATCGCTCAGTACCGAGGACTTAGCAGACTTTACATGCTGTCATCGATCACTCTCGCAACGGGTGACAATGTGCAGAACATGGTGATCTCTGGTCAGGGCATGTTTCGAACAGAGATACATGTTGAAGACGGAGCCAATGTTGCTGGCACCGAGTTTTCCAGCTGCACCCTATCTGGAGTCATGGATGGTGAGTGCAGAGTCATGTACTGCAAGATGCTGGATCTTTCCTTCGTGCAGGGCGAGATCTTGGAATCAATGCTAGCCGGCGAGGTTACGCTGACGGGATCTGACCCAACGCAATTCATCAAATGCTTTGATGGACTACCAGGAACTGGGTTGCCAACTATCGATTGCGGTGGAAGCGGTAGAAGTGTCGGTGTATGGGGATGGCACGGCGGACTGAAGATCAAGAACAAGACAGGACCGGAAAGTATCAG